CAGAACTTATACTTTATTAAACTTGTAACTACAAACCTTATATGCCACGATATAACAATCGCGCACTACAAGGGAAAATCATTCCAAGTTTAAGCAATTGTTCTAGGCCGTGGCCCACCTACTAGCTACCGTAGGATTTATAGGATATCGCTCCTAATAGCGGGTTCTAGTTAACCAAACTCGTTTTACGTCCGACGACGTAGCAACTCTCCAACTAAGGAGTCGCGGGCTGAGTAGTGTGAATGTATGTAATCGGTACATCAACAAAACCCATCAAAGCAAAGTCATCAGCTCCAGATACATAATGATCGACCTGAATGACTGCAAATGCTGCAGCCGCCTGGAAAGTCTTTGCGAAAAGTGTTACCCCTTGACCACTCCATGCTGTCGAATTGGATTGACCGTTTCGTCCGGGCCAATACCTCCGATTCGTATGGAAGGGTGCCTCAATGTCAATACCAGTATCGGCAAAATTTGGAGTAGTATTCCAACCTGCAACACCGTTCCTAGCATTGTAATGGTTCAACCGATACTCCCTGGCAATAACAGCGGGAGCCCCCATTGCCACCAATGTGTTTAATGCATTAACCACGGTGGGAGATACACTCCTCCCTGCTGTGACATTGGTGAGAACCGTCTCTGAAGTGGGGACAAAACGGTGACGAACTCCTCCTCGCCGAGCCAAAAAGGCCGGTGTAAAGTAATTCAGCAACGTGGTCGAACAAAAATTAATTGGCAAAGTAGCAGAATCAACCGCCAACAAAGCCCGCCCGGGATACAACGGAAACTGAGGTATATTAAGTCTCCATGTGTACTTGGAAGCAGAGGAAGTTATGTTCCCCCAAGTTCGGGAATACGTGTACCTCTTCAACAGAGTACGCAAGGAAACAATAGGATCACCATGGTAAATGGCGGCGGTGGCATCGTCGGACAACACATTACCAAAAACCATATCAGCAGCTCGGTCCCGATGGGGGGAGTGCCCATACTCCATCAGTTGAGATCCTGATTGAGGGAAATACTCTAACCCCGTTATGGTGTCCTGTGGTGAGAACACCTCAAAATCATCACATGCTGATACCGAAAGCAAAATAGTGACAGGTGATGTCAGATTAGTGTCAGGTGCCGTCAATTCATTGACGACATATAAGGCCAGTGACCCATTCGCAAACGGACTAAGTGGATTATTAATGTTGAAAACTGTAGAATAAGACGCAACACCATCAACTATGTTCGAAACAGGAAGGTAACTCTGCGGTTGGTGCCAACCAACCTCGATAACAGCTTCCTTATTTTCGGCTAAATCCCAAACATGGGTCAAATTCGTGTTAAAATCAGCGCCCACACTAGGCAACCCAAGTCCGGGTTCGTAAACGATACGAATTCGCCCTCTGTGGAAAGTGGAAGCAATAGCAGTGAACTTGAATCTCATAGTCCCTCTCCAATATTGAAAGGGAGTTGCAACCCAGCTCATAGGTGTCTGGTGATACTCCAAATTGATACCGGCTGTGCCAGTTGTTCTATAATGATTAGGAGTCACAAGAACAGATAACAAACGGGTGTCAACAATTGAGGTCTGCAACCAGGGGAATGAAACGAGATATGACTCTCGTTTGGCTATGTCAACTATAGCCATCTCGTCCCGCCCAGTGAGCCCGATCACACGGGGATCTACCGTGACCTCTTGTTTATCATCAAGAGTGGCCTTGAAAATAGGATCGTGCTGTGTAGTGGATGCCATGTTGGGCTGAAATCGAGGATTCATGAAGGATATATCGGAAACTACTGTTGGCTTAACGAAACCGAAAATTTGAGCAATTTTGCCCACTCTATTCGCTCCAATGGCAGAAGCCATTGCATAAGGTCCAATATAAGGAACGGACCTCAAAGCTCCAGCTATCTTAGCTAGAATGAATGCAGGACGGGAAACGACTCCCTGCCCGTATTCATCTCCTGATTGCGGCACTAAGCCAACAGGAGAATTAAAGGTGGGTGCTCCTAATACGACATTTTCGGCCCATGCCATAATAGACACAGTGATAGGCTCAATCACTCCTGAAACATGAGCAAGCGGAACTAGTTCGCGAATCTGTAGCGTACCAGCCGAATCCAATTCACCAATGAGGGTCATATCAAAACAATTGAAAGTATGTGTGTAAGGCAAACGCAAACAACCACCAGTTGACGTGGTCGGATCGAGAAACAAATGTGGATTCTGAGATGCTCGAACACAGCCGACCTCTGTAACATTAACATTCCGAAAATCATCAAATCTATAATCCGGTTGAACATTGGCCAATAGCAATCCATAGTGGAAAGGAGTTCCATTGACCAGTATTTTTACACACATATCACATTTCATGTTCCGATAGTTGGCAACCCTATTCACATTCCTCTTGTTCTCCCAAAAAGTCTTAAAAACTGGAATCGAAACAAAAGGAAACGGTGTGCCCACCGTCCAGGAGAAGTTACCAACCCTCACAGGTCGAGAAAAGAAACGATCCAAGTTAAATTCTGGTGAATCTGCAACGTAATAAGTGTCATCCCTTGCAGAAATAAAACCTGCCTCAAAGCCAGAATTGTCATCAGAGAACGTAGTGATGTTTGCAATAGCATTAGTATCAGCCTCGTCAGTCAATAAGGATTGAGGCTCATACAATACTGTAGATCTCACAGATAAAAGAGCAAG